CATTAAATGCTTTTACTTGATGTTCTATATCTCTAGTTAAATCAGGTAGTCTATCCCATATCATATCATCTACAGATTGAAAACCATCAGGTTCTATTTGTTTATATTCTAAATCTTTTATTATCTGTATATCACTTTCGTGTATAGAAATTTTAGTAAATGCAAGAGGTTTAGCAAAAAGTGGTTGTATTTTTATTTCATCAAGCATGACTAATCTCTTATTTTACCGTAAAAAATCATTTATATGGGTATCCTAAATTCCACATTACTAAACTATTTCTTGTACCAGATGTAACAGTTGTAACTCTATGAGTAACAAAAGACGGAAAGATACATATAGACCCTTTTGGTTTTATTTCATTACAAGTAAACTCACCATGTGGTGTTCTAAACTGTAAATCACCACCCTCATATTCGTGTGGGTGATTTAGTTGTATTGTACATGATAATTTTCTTATCTTACCTTCATGTTGAGGGTGTCCGTTGTTATAAGGTTCAGCTTGTTGGTCAGCATGCCAATTATAATATTGATTTAATTTGTATCTTGTAAATTGTATAGTCTCAGAAAAGTCCCAATCAAAGTTCCAACCAGCTAGTCTATTTGCTTCGTGGACATATGGTTGTATTTCATTATAAATCCAAGGTTCTTCTAACCAAGATATATGACTGCTTCTATGCTGTTCGTTTTCTTTTTGTAACTCTTTGTTTACTTGTAGTTCCTCAGTATTCAGACCACCAGTGGAAGCAATAAGTTCTTGTTGATTGTTAGCAAAGCGTATAATATCATCACACAAATACTCAGGTATCACACTAGAATAATAATAATAGTAATTCTTTAATATCATATAGGTATATATAATGCATAAATAGTATTATTATGGCACAAAATAATCCAATAACTAGTAGAGAAACACTTAAACAATACTGCCTAAGAGCATTAGGTAAACCTGTTATTGAAATCAATGTAGAAGATGACCAAGTAGAAGATAGAATAGACGAAGCAGTACAATACTTTGCTCAGTATCATTATGACGGTTCTGAAAGAATGTATTTAAAATATCAAGTTACACAAGATGATATTGATAGAGCAAGAGCAAATGAAACATTAACTACAGTCACAGATACAGCAGATTCCACAGTAACAGCAAGTTTTAAAGAAGGTAAGAATTATATACCTATGCCTTCAAATGTAATGTCAGTATTACAAGTATTTCCTTTTACAGACAAAGCGGCATTAAATTTATTTGATGTCAGATATCAATTAAGATTAAATGACTTGTATGATTTTTCATCTACAAGTATTATACACTACGATATGACATTAAGACATTTAGATATGTTAGACCATATTCTAACAGGTGAAAGACCAGTTAGATACAATCAACACAAAAACAGATTGTATATAGATATGGATTGGGCACATGATGTTAAAGCAGGTGACTTTATGATTATAGAATGCTATCGTAAATTAGACGGTTCAACATTTACTGATTTGTTTGATGATATATTCTTAAAAAAATATTTAATTCAATTAATCAAAAAACAATGGGGTACAAACTTATCTAAATTCCAGGGAGTTGCAATGCTGGGTGGTGTTCAAATGAATGGTGAACAAATTTACTCTCAAGCACAAGATGAAATCAACAAACTAGAAGAACAAATACAGTTAAGTTTTGAATTACCACCAAATTATATGGTAGGTTAATAAGTGAAAAATACATATTTCTCACACGGTACACACTCAGAAAAAACTCTCTATGAAGATTTAATCATAGAGCAGTTAAAGATATTTGGGCATGAAGTACACTATCTTCCTAGAACAACTGTAACGGAAGATAAAATATTAGGTGAAACGCCTGATAGTAAGTACACAGAAGCATATCAAATAGAAATGTACATAGAAGACGTGAACGGTTTTGCCGGTCAAGGTGACTTGATTGGTAAGTTTGGTTTAGATATGAAAGACGAAATAACTTTCGTTGTTAGCAGACGTTCATTTGAGTTATTAGTTGACCAACCATCAAATACAATTTCAATAAACAGACCTAGAGAAGGTGACATTATTTACATGCCAACCTTTAAGAAATTCTTTCAAGTAGATTTTGTTGAAGATGAGGATCCAATGTATCAGATTAATGATTTACCTATCTTCAAACTTAAATCATCTGTTTGGGATTACTCACATGAATTAGTTGATACAGGTATTACTGAAATTGATGAAAAATTAGAAGACGAGAATTTAGATTTATTACAAAATCAAATAACACTAGAGATTGGTACAACATCTTCAGGTGCTTTACTTGCTGAAGTAACTGATGGTAATGTTGAGGCATTGTTAGCAGAAACAGGTGATTTAATTGTTGATGAAGTTGACGGTGACAATATTATCCTTGAGGATGACCCTATCTTTACAGACTATATAGTGTTAGAAGATAGCAACACAACAAACATGGCGACTGATAGACCAGGCGCTGACAATATATCTTTTGATGATGAAGCAGGATTAAACGATACAGACGCAAGTAACGATATCTTTGACTTCACAGAAAAGAATCCATTTGGTGACCCAAGTGACTTATAAGGAGTAAATAATGTTTAAAGACGCACAATACCATGAACTAATTAGAAAAACGATAGTAGCGTTTGGTACATTGTTTAATGATTTGTACATATATCGTAGAGCGAGTACAGGAAAAATAAATCAAAAGATGAAAGTTCCACTTGCATACGGACCAAAACAAAAGTTCTTAGCTAGAATTGACCAAGATAGTACAAGAGGTGCTGATGATGTAAAAACAACGGCACTTACTTTACCACGAATTGGTTTTGAATTAACAGGTCTTACATATGACCCTAGCAGAAAACTAAATCGTATTCAAAAGTTTAAGAAAGTAAAAGGCGCAGATACTAAGTCAATGACTAATGTTTATATGCCTGTACCTTACAACGTTTCATTTACATTGTTTACTATGGCAAAAAATAGTGAAGACGCTTTACAAATTGTAGAACAAATATTACCAATGTTTCAACCTGACTATACAGTATCATTAAATGTAATGCCAAGTTTAGATATCGTAAGAGACGTTCCAATTATTCTTAATGATGTAACATATGAAGACAGTTATGACGGAACTTTTACAGACAGACGAGTTTTAATGTACACTCTATCGTTTACAGCGAAGATGTATTTATATGGACCTGTTTCAAGTACGAAAGTTATTAAACAAGTACAAGTAGACCAATATACAAACACAAGCACAGCAACGGCAAAAAGAGAACAACGATATGTTGTTACTCCTAATCCTACAACTGCTGACGCTGATGATGATTTTGGTTTTAGTGAAACACGTTCTTTCTTCCAGGATGCTGACGAATATGATCCTGAAAGTGGTACTGATAAACAATAACTATTAGAAAGATAAATTATGAAAAAAGTTGAGGATAAACTCAATGAGTTATTGGATATAACTGAAACTAAACAAGAGATTGTTCAATCTACACCTGCTGTACCTAGACCTAATGAAAAAGAAGATATCACTAGTGATTATAAGTACAGTAGGGAAAACCTATATAACTTAGTAGAAAGAGGACAAGACGCAATAGATGGCATATTGACACTTGCAAAAGAAACAGACCATCCTAGAACATACGAAGTTGCAGGTCAATTAATTAAGAACGTGGGAGAAGTAACTGAAAAGTTACTACAGTTACAAGAGAAGATGAAAAAGTTAGGGGAAGAAACAAAAAAAGGACCTAGCAAAGTTGAAAATAATCTCTTTGTTGGGAGTACAGCAGAATTGCAGAAACTAATAAAAGATAATAAGAATGAAGACGGATAAAAAAATATTAATAATTGGTGGTGGTACTGCTGGTTGGTTGACTGCCTTATATCTAACTAAAACTTTTCCTCAACATCATATTACATTAATGGAAAGTAAACCTATTGGTATCTTAGGTGCAGGTGAAGGTAGCACACCACATCTAACTTCTTTTTTACATATGTTAGATGTAGATTTACAAGAGTTGTTAAAAGAATGTAAAGGTACAATCAAACAAGGTATATCTTTTGAAAACTGGAATGGAGATGGTCAAAAATATTTTCATCCTTTTGCAGTACATAATGAATATAAACATTTTAGTATAGACAATTTGTTTAGTTATGATAGTTATGATTATTATTTAAAACATTTAATTCACAAAAAAATGCCTTTGAAAGACCATACTTATGCGTCTATACAATCATATAAGAATGTTGTTGATACAAATAATATAGATACCTCTATACACTTTGACGCACATCTTTTAGCAGATTATCTTAAAAAAATTACCAAAGTTGATAAACATATCTATGATGAAATTAAAACTACGAAACAAGATGAACATGGTAATATAACTAAAATAAATGATATAGAATGTGATTTAGTTTTTGATTGCACAGGTTTTCGTAGAGAGTTAATTGGTAAGTTATATAAATCAGAATGGAAAAGTTATCAGGATTGTTTACCTATTAAGAGAGCAATACCTTTCTTCTTACCACCTGAAAATAAACCTTACACACAAGCAATTGCAATGAAATATGGTTGGGTGTGGAAGATACCTTTACAACATAGATGTGGTGCAGGTTATATATTTGATAGTGATTATATAACAGACGAAGAAGCATTTGCTGAAGCAAAAGAAATGTTTCCTAATATAGAATATACAAGAACAATAAAGTTTGACGCAGGTAGATTTAAACAAACATGGATAAAAAATTGTATTGCAGTAGGTTTATCTTCTGGTTTTACAGAACCACTTGAAGCAACATCTATTTGGATGGCAACTGAACAATTAAAATTACTTGAAACATTTATTGACGTTATGTTTACAAATGATGAAGATACTAAAAAAGATTATAACGAAGTAATTGCAAATAATAATGATATGGTTATGGAGTTTTTACACTATCACTATATGACTAAAAGAGACGATAGTCCTTTTTGGAAAGAGTTTAGAAAGAAAAATGTTTTAGCTAAGTTTAATGCTAAGTTAGAACAAATACAAAAAGGTAATCTAAGATGGTATCATACAACAGGCGGAAAACTTACATCAACATTTAATCTTATGTCATGGTTACATGTAGGCGAAGGTCAAGGTCTTATTAAAGATATAAGTATTGAAGGATATGAAAACTTAAACCCAACAGTAGAAGAATATGGCAGACACTTACCTAGGTAATCCTAATTTAAAAGCGGCTAATAAAAAGATACGTTTTACAAAAAAACAAGTAAGAGAGTTTCTTGCTTGTCAGGAGAATCCTGTTTACTTTATAGAAAACTACATTAAGATTGTTACACTAGACCACGGTCTACAACAATTCAAAATGTATAACTTTCAAAAAGAAATGGTAGATACTTTCCATGATAATCGTTTTAGTATTTGTAAACTACCAAGACAGACTGGTAAGTCAACAACAATTATATCTTATCTATTACATTATGCTATCTTTAACGCAAACACAAATATTGCCATACTTGCAAACAAAGCTGCGATTGCAAGAGACCTATTAGGTCGTTTACAACTTGCATATGAGAATTTACCTAAGTGGTTACAACAAGGTGTTATAAACTGGAACAAAGGTAGTTTAGAATTAGAAAATGGTAGTAGAATACTTGCAGCTGCTACATCATCAAGTGCCGTACGGGGTGGTTCTTATAATGTAATATTCTTAGATGAGTTTGCTTATGTACCAAATAATATTGCAGAACAATTTTTTAGTTCAGTTTATCCTACAATATCTTCTGGTAAAAGTTCTAAAGTAATGATTGTATCTACACCACATGGTATGAATATGTTTTATAAAATGTGGAATGACGCAACAAACAAACGAAATAGTTATGTACCTATTGAAGTGCATTGGTCAGAGG